AGACGTTGTAGCTAGTACTATACAGTCTGCTAGGAATAGTGTTTCTAGCTCCATACGTGGCTCTGGTGGAACGAATACAACCTCATCAGTATCCTCGGTTACAAACAGTGTAAGTGGGTCTTCAGGGTCCTCTATTTCATCTACCGGTGGGATAAGTACAACAAGCTCTCCAAGCATATCTGATCAAGTTGTCTCAGCATCAGCACAAAACCAACAAGTTTTGGCTATGAGTTCAGACGTAAATACCTCTTCAGGTAGTGTAACTATTAATATGATGCCTGACTTAGAGGGTACTCCACAAGTTGCAATGGCAGATGTACAAGTGCAAGATATGCAAGGTGAAATTGATACAGCTATCTCAGGAGTTATGACAGCTAGTGAAGCTGACCAAATAGCTGATCAAATTGTATCTCAAAATATTCAAGAGCAACAGAACCAAGCAGAAGTAGAACAGCAAGAAACTGGACAATACTCTGACGAGTCAACTCTTGTAGCTTATTTAGGATACGTTGTAGGCTTTGATGCTTATCGAGATTTAAGTATTCCGCAGCAAGAAACATGGTATGAACCACGAGCTATTTATACTGATGCAATGATCAATGATAATACTCAAGCTTTCTCAGGGTTAGCTACTGTTAGCTTGAATAGACTAACAGAATTACAAAACCTACAACCTAATCTTTAGTTTGCTAAAGGATTTTTATTATCTGCTAATATCTTATCAATCTCATCTTGCATGAATCTTACTTCAGCTTCTAAAGCAACGATATCTTGACGATCACCGTTTACTGATTCAGCAATAGTTTTTAAAGATGGGTTTATACCTTCATCAATACTCTTATTGATATAGTCAACAGATGTTTCTATTGATGCAAACCTTTCTTCAATAGCTTGTTGAGCTGTCTCGGTATCTCCGATCCCACCTATTTGTGCTTCAAGATTTTCAAGTCTGTTCACATAAGTAGCACCAGTATATCCAAACCCTGCAAGAGTTCCGACAATACTAACTAAAGCTATTAATTGTGTAGTTTTATTTTCAAACCAGTCCATATTTTTCTCCTATTGTATTCTGCAGTGTAAATCTGCTTCTATTTGATTGTGTATTTTATCTAGTTCTGTTGTTGCTTTACGCAACGTAGTTTTTAAAGTATAAAATTCTTCATCCGTGAAAAAAGGTTTTAGTTTTTCTACATCAGTACTGACACGTTCTGTCACAAGTTTACCTGATTTATCATACAGTAGAGTATAACTTAATAACCTCGCTTCTTTGCGTTTTGTTTTCATCCTTCTAATCCTGCAAATGTTATCTTACCATGATCTCCTCGCAGCCCTGCTTTCATATATGATGTTGCTTTACCTTCAAAAAAGTTTTGATGTTCAACACCGATTACTTCATCAATCCATTCTAACGGATTGTCCTTCTGTTTAAAGTTTGGTTTTAGACCAAGCTGTAACAATCTTCTATCTGCTATGTATCTATTATATGCATACATTTCATCTTTAGTCAAGCCTTCAAGGTTTCCCATTTCAAAAACTAAATCAAGAAACTTATCCTCTAACTCAACCATCTTTCTGCAGATGTCATATAGTTCTTTCTTTAGATCATCTTTCCAGATGTCCGGATTTTCTTTGACAAACTCTCTAAATAATTTAGTCATAGCTTCAACATGTAAAGACTCATCACGTATAGAGTACGTTACAATCTGACCCATACCTTTCATCTTACCATACCTCGGAAAGTTTAACAAGATTGCAAAGCTACTAAATAACTGCAGTCCTTCTGTGAATGCAGAATATACTGCTAAAGCTTTAGCTATCTCTCGTTTGTTCTTTCGTGTAGGTTTAAAGTCTAAAAGGTATTCATGTTTGTTAGCCATTTCTTCGTACTCTGCAAATGCTTTGTACTCTTTGTCAGGCATTCCAATAGTTTCTAACAGTTGACTGTAGGCTACCTGATGTATACCTTCCATGTTTGCAAAAGCTGACATCATCAATTGTGCTTCCGGTTTACGAAATAACTTCATGTATTTATGGATGTAAGCTGAACCAACATCTACATCTGACTGTGTAAACAATCTAAAGATTTGTTTAACTAGATTGCGTTCTTCATCTGACAGGTGATTGTTCCAGTCTTTTACATCTGTGTTTAGTGGTACATCGTTTGGTATCCAATGCATCTGTTGTTGTAAATCCCAATAGTCAAACATCCAAGGATGCTCGAATGGTTTAAAATAATTTTGTGTTCCTAATAAGCTCATTTATTCTCCATTTTTATGACTAGCATATTGCTGTAGTAGCCATTGATTATATTCTTTTATATACTCGTCTTGACTTAATGTAGTCGAACCAAAGGATGAATTTTCATCACAGTAATCTAACCACATTCGAGTACAAAACTGACGAAAGGTATCGTCTGCCATTTAAAACTCCTTAAGTAATAAATCCAGTTTCTCTTGTGCTGTAGCCATCTTGTCCATTAATAAATCCATTGACTCGATTATATGTGGATGTTCAGCTACTCCCATTCCTAGCTCAAAATAAGTTTTCAATTCTGATTTAGCAATAGCTATTTCAGCTTCATACTTTTTTTGTAAAGCATCAAATCTATCTTCGTACATAGTGTTATATTTATCTTCCATATTGTTATCCTTCACAGCTTATACATTCTGTGTCTTCTAAGTTTATTCTTTGTATTTTCATGTTAACATTCTCAGCAGACTTAGCTGCATCTGATCTTAGATAGTACAGTGATTTTAAATTGTGCATAGCATACCAATGTACATCATTTAAGTATTGTAAAAATTCATCGTGTACTTCTTGAGACTCTGTAGCCTTTGGTGGTACAAAGAAAAGATTCACACTTTGACTTTGACAAATATACTCTTGCCTTATCTTTGCATGTTCTACTAAATGTAATTGATTTATCTCATCTGCTGTTTTAAATATTTCTTTTTCTTCTTTTTTAAATATTTTAATATTTTGTATAGAACCTCTTTCATTTGAAATATCTTTCCAAACCTTTTCTCTTTCTTCGGCACTCAGTCCTTTCTTTTTAAGAAGCTTTTCTAAAAATTTATTTTTAACTTTGTAGTTACCCGATAAAGTTTTGTGCGTATATACGTTAGCACGATATGGTTCAATGCTAGGGGAAGTGCCACCACATATAATACTACTACTGGCATTAGGAGCAACAGCCAAGAGATGAGAGTTACGCTTATTGCTACCATGTATATCAGGAGCTTCACCCCGTTCTTCAGCAAGTAGTTCAGTAGCTTGTACAGCTTTGGTTTTGATATGTTTAAATATTGCATTGTTAATTCCAGTTTGTTGTAGACCTTGAAAAGATAATCCTTTACTCTGGAGGTAAGCGTGAAATCCCATTGCACCCAATCCAATTGAGCGTTCTCTGTATGCTGAGTATGCAGCCTTGACCAAACCTTCTTTACCTTCTTTAACATAACTTTTAAACCTTTTAAAATTTGCAGTGTAACCACCAAGCTTTTCTGTGTATACAATATCACTAATAAAATGTTCTAATACATTATCGAGCATTGTTATTAGATCATCTATAAACTCTGGATTGTTTTTCCATTTATCATAATATTCTAAGTTTACACTTGAAAGACAACAAACAGCAGTTCGTTCTTCGTTGGTAGGCAGTGTAATCTCAGAACATAAATTACTTTGATTAATTTTTAATCCTAATTCTTTTTGTTGTTTGGGCAAAGCTTCATTGCACGTATCAATATTGATAAGATAAGGCTCTCCAGTTTCGGCACGAGCTTCTAATAGTCGCATCCATAATTCTCTAGCACTGATAACTTTCGTAGGCTCATTAGTCTTAGGGTCTATCAATCTCCATTCATCATCATTCTTAACAGCTTCTAAGAATTCATTAGTTATGTTGACTGCGTTGTGTAAGTTAAGATTCTTTCTATTGATATCACCACCTGATGATTTACGCATATTAATAAACTCTTCTATCTCCGGATGAGATATATCAGAGTATGCAGCATAGCTTCCTCGTCTTGTAGTGCCTTGATTGAAGGCAAGCATCTGAG